GCTTTATTGGTTTTCATAACCCTCCCAAGAAAAAAGTAATATACAGTGCCCATTATAGCAGTATATTACTTTAGGGTCAAGCGATTTTTAATTATTGCTTTTTTAGTAACTCTAGTGTTATTATTTTAGTAATATTTTCCGCAATCTCATCGTTTTGATGAACTATATATAAATTTGTATTACTCTCGCCTTTTTTATTATTAAAACTATGAGAACTAATTAATATACCACCATTAGCTGGTGTTACTGTAAATTTTATACCATCTGTGTGGAGAATATCGTTGTCGTATTTTGCACCAACTATCTGATTGCTGACTACTAGGCCATAATCTTCTTCCCTAGCTAACCAATTTTTAATCCAGCGTCTTAATTTATTCATCTTGATTTAAACTTTCTATCCAGTTATTGAAAATTCTTGTCGCCTCATCGAAATCCAAAGCAAATATGTCTGCTTCGATATATCCGTTGGCAATACGTACATCAAAAGGCACAGGGCCTTTAAACATAAATCCCTCAGGTACTGCTGTAATTACAGTGTATTCCTGGATATGTTTTGCTCTAAAAATAATGTTATCTACTAGTTCTTTAGGATTCATAATATTTTAAGTAAGTTGATTTGCTATATAGGGAAAAATTTTATCAAAGCTTTGATCTCTAATATCATCATAAGTTTTTATATAATGCCAAGCCTGTTGTGACAAATCAGTTCCTGGTAAATTCATAAAATTTATAACATTTTGGAATCTGTTGGTTTTTCCTAGCTTTTTACTTATATATTCTTTTGCAGGCTCTGGTAAATTTTTTATACTAAAATAATCAGGATCAGACACCATACCCAAATAGGGATCATCCAGACCCTGCTTGTAACACCAGATGAAGAATTCTGGCAGATCAAGTACATTGAAAATACTTACTGTATGACTAATTTTAAGTATAATATTTGAATATAATTTGGACTTATCTTTATACCTGTTAATGTTAATCAAGCAATCTTGCCATTGAGCTGGCCATCTAATATACTCAAATTTTTCTTTTAAACCATCTATACTTACCAGCAAAGTCACAGTCTTAAATTTTTCCCATCTAGACCAAAATTCATCTGTGGGGAAAACAGTACCGTTTGTTATGTGTGTTAGATTTATGTCCCCACTTGTATTGTTATCAATTAAAAAGTCCAACCACTCTAGTTGTTGGGTTGTACCTGATAAAAATGGTTCTCCTCCCGAGATTTCTATACTACTTAAATTAGTTAGGCTGTCACGCAGAGATTCAGTAAATTCTGGATTGTTATAAAATTTTTGGTGTTTATAAATGGTGATATCGGGAAGAATATTTTTAACTTTGCGTTCGTTATCTGCCCACTTGCTGCTGGCATAACTATAACAAGTCCTGCAAGCAAGATTACAAGTGTTACCAAATGCCAATTGTAATTTTGTAAATGCCTGGCTAGTAGAACTAGTGGCACTAGATTCTAGCATTCTTTTAGACACTAAACCTGAATCTTCATCCTGCCAACAACGATTGCAACCGCTGGGCCTTTGTCCCTGTAGAAATTGATCTTTTAGATCTTTAAGTTCAGGGCTATTCCTATAATCAACTAAGTTATCTGCTAGAGAATGTTTATATTTGCAGCAAGGACGAAAATTACCCTGAGGATCTATATCAAGATTGTCCCAGGGTAAAGAGCAATAGTGTTGCATTAATTATTTTTTATCTGGAAAAGGCCAGACTGGCATTGACTCTATTACGTCCTTTTCCGAATCTGCCGGATTAATTTTAGCAAGTTCGTCGAAGCTTATTTCCTCATCATCTTCTTCTTTAAAGTCAACAGCGTTGCCATTCTCATCTGCACAAATTATCTTGACACGATTGCCTAGTTCATCTTCTATTAGAATAGGCCCCCATACCCAGGCTTCAGTATCAGTCTGACTCCAACCTTCTTCATCTTCTAAAACTTCATATACGCTAGAATCACCAAAACGTTCTAATAATTGTTCCTGCTCTTCTTCGTCCATATCATCTGGGAAATCGAAATCCTCCCAGCATCCATCAGTCATACTGTCCAGTTCGGAATTAATAATGTTATTAACACAGCAATCGTACATATTAATACTGTCGCAGCGGCCATCACCGCCTGGAACGTAGGTAAACTCAAATTTGGGAGGAAGATCATCGTCTGTTTCTACAATAAAATTACTCCAACGATATCCAGTTTTGCGAACAATACTTTCACCATCTTTATAATAGTATTCGTGTTCTTCGCAGGACTTTTTATAATAAGTTGATACGTTCCAGGTAGCCATTAGTTATGTCCCTTCATACTTAGGCAGATGTCATAAAACTCTTTTTTAAGAGCGGGGTCTTCTAGAAAACGTCCTAGCATAATCGCTGTTGTCATATCGCTTTCGTGTTCACGTACACCACGGTGTGTCATACAATGATGTTCAGCTTTGACCACCACAGCAATATTTTCTGTTTTGGCATACTGTTTTAGTGCCTCAGCAATCTGTGTTGTCATTTCTTCCTGAATCTGTGGACGCTCACAGATATGGTGTACAATACGATTGAACTTACTTAGTCCAATCACTTCGTTCTCAGGAATAATACCCACCCAGCAACGGCCTACAATATTTTGAAAATGATGTGCGCAGGTGCTTCGAATAGAAATAGGGCCTGTGGTGTAAAGACTTTTATAACCTAGGTTAGGGAAGGCTGTGACCTTGGGAGTAGGCAGATAGCGTCCACTAAATGTTTCCTGAATAAACATTTTAGCCACACGCCTAGCAGTATCCTGTGTGTTGTGGTCGTTGTCAATATCAATAACCAAGCTACGCAGAACATCTTCTAGATTGGCTGCGACTTCGTCTTGTAGTAGTTCCAGTTCTTTATCCCGGATAAACTGAGCGATATTATCATTACTATGATATCTTGCACCAGCACTTAGGATACGCTGTCTTATTTCTTCACTAATAGGTAGTTTCATTTTTTTGATTAGTTGTCACGTGGAAGGTGGGAAATTTCTGTTACAACTGCTAACATTGAATCTAGATCGTTGCATAGGATCTTGGCACTTGCCCAATCATTATCTTCATTGCGTCCACTTACATCTACCATAAATCCATTGTCGTACATATTGACAGTAAAACTGTCACTTACTTTGCTTAGTTTGTCAGATACTTTCATACTTCCTCCTTTTAATAGCACATATTAAACATTTTTTAGCAGTTTGTCAAGCATAACATTTGCATTTAGATAAGTTTCAATAAGAATACGTCTTTGCCTTGCCAAAACATCCAAATACTTGTTACGATTATTAACACGTTCGTTAATAAAGTCTTTAAGATGACCTGCATATTTGGTATAGGATTCAAAATTTTCTGTCCATTCTGCGGGATATTTAAATTCATCCATATACATTTCACTATAACTACATCTATCAGGTACAACTGGTATTACACCTGCTAGAACACCTTCCATCATACTGATCCCAAGGTTTTCGTGCAGACTACAACTAAACATTACAGAGCAATCTCCCAGAGTTTCATAATAATCCTCCTTGGAAAGATTCATTTTTTGTGTAATGATTAACTTATGCCCTAGGCGATTTGCTAGATCTTCAACTATTTCCGGTTGTTTATCGGCATTGTATCTATGAGGCCAAATAACTTTTTTCGATTTTGGTTTATACCATTGAACAGTACATTCTCCTATAATAGGATTATGTGGTTGGCCGCTTCTTACTGCACGGTGTTGTTCACTATCAATACCAAGATTCTTCAAAAACATATTTTTGTGAAACTCAGTGGCAAAATAATTAAAATCACAACTATAAAACCAACTACGTTCTTGATGCCAGGGCCAGGGCTTGTTCATCTTGTAGCCTAGTATATCACTTGGGTCATAGGCACCGGCGTGCCAGATGCCGTGTATTTCCACAGGAATGTCTAGTAAGTCACTCATATACTTAATGGGCGTGATTACAAAGTTCCAGGCATCGGTTACCAAAAACTTATCACCAGCCTTGATGACACCGTCACTAAACATACGACTAATCTTTTCCGCCTGGCTTGCCTTGTAGACATTGGTGGCACCAAAATCTAAAAAAGCACCAGTGGTAGTATTAGGTGGAATGCTCACGCCATCGATTGTGACCACTTTAACATCTAGAGTGCGTTTCTTTATTTCCTGATCTATTATCGTGGGAATATTTTGATACCATTGTTTGGTATATCTAGCGTCTATAGGTTCAATTGGAACAATATAGATAGTTGTCATTTACTTGTGTCCGTGCCATAAAGTTTGAGCTCCGGGAATAGCTGACTTTTCTAGTGCAGTATCCATTGCAGTTTTAGCTCGCACATCTGGAATCTTTTGTGCCAACTTTTCCAGAGTTCCCAATTGTGGACCCCACTGTTCGGGATATTTTGGGCGAGTGCCTTCTGTATGACTAAAGCTAGAAGCAGCAGCACGAGTAAAGGTTTCCAATCTATGAAACTGATCATCTAGATTGGTTAATCTAGTATTAAGGTTACGCACATCTTCATAAAGTCTGCGTAACGGCCCATTGCGATGGGTCAACCCTGTGTTTTTATCTTCAGGTTCCGTTAATATAACCATCATCATTAGTTGCCGTAGTGCATTTTTAATTCTAGGATCGTCGCTGGTCATTGCTGTATCAAACATATCAATGAAACGTTCCATATCAAAGTCTTCTTGGTCTTTTTCTCTCATTGCCATTATAACCATCCACCTGCTCTCGCAATTCCAATTATGCCTACTAGAATCCAAAAACCATTCAGTAGTGTATAGGCACGATCCTTTTTAAGAGTCGCGCAGTAAGTTAAGAGTATAGCATCAAGTGTATTAAAGACCCAGACAAACATAAAAGGACTTGCTGGGCCTAACCAGGACACTAGAGTAAAGCTGATGATACGCATTATTACACCCAACATTTCCATAGCAGGAATGTTGGCCTTGATAAAATCAAGAACTATGTTCATTGTTGATTACTTTCTTTGTTTTGTTGACGCAACAGCCAGTTACGCTGTTTTTCAAATTTACGATACTGCTCGGATTTGTAGAGATCCTTCTCGTCAAACTTTAACATATAGTTACGGCAGTAGTCTCTGTATGCTTCTAGATCGTCAAAGATCTTAGAAACTTCGGGTTTCATTTTAAAGTGCTTTTTGATATAAGCAGCTACCATTTTATTCTCCTTAAACTTTAATTGATAGGGCAGGTTTATTTAGGTTATAGCTAATAGCACAACCATTTTCGTTATCTTCACTGACTTCAATAATCACAGCTCGGCCGGGATATTTTTCAGCAATTTTAAGATATAGATCGTCAGCAATCATTTCACAAGACTTATAGTTTAGTTCTAAAACTGAACTATCATACAACCCTTGTAGCCATCTTTTGAATTGGATGAATTCAATGTCCCTGTCATTATGGAACACATCAATGTACACCCTGAAATGGAAGATGTGGCGATGAGGATGAGAGAGAAAACTAACGTCTTGTAACCGAGGATCTTCACCAGCTGCTGGATAGCAATGGATGCCCTCTTTTTGAAACGTAACCCAGATTTGTCTGCCTGCATTTTCCATTATCCTGTTTGCTGTTTCTCTTTGTTCTTGATTCATAATTAATTAAAATTTAAGTTGTTGGCAATAGTATTATAATTAATGATCATCATCGTGTAAAGTATTATGGTCATAGTCCCATTGCAATCTATTTAGACGACTTATCTCATCTCTTAAAGAAAGTTTGCGTTTTTTTAACTCAGTTAACTTATCTTTTTCTACGTGCGGATGATTTCTTTCCATATCGTCGATTTGTTTATTTAAAACTCGGTGCATTTCTTCTAGATGACGAATTTTTTCCTTATACATTGGATTCCTCAAATAAACTTGGATTTAATACTACTTCTGCTTTTTTACGTTCTACTGCTTCCGTTACTGGACCACTTCCTTCTAGATCGAAATGTTCCTGTAATTTAGTATGGGCGTTAACTGCACGTTTACCCAAAAAACCGTTTGCACTTGATCCCACTATGCAGGTATACCATCTATCGAACTCGTCAATTTTACGCATTGCATCTGAGTGGGTAGGCGCACTAAAGATATCGTCAGTGACCTGACGAAAAGTCTCTCGCACTGTCACTTCACGTACAAGCATTTCTGGTATAACACCTGCATCGTAGAGTTCATTGCCATCCTGTACTGCCTTGAGATGAGCGTAGACATTGTGTCCCATTAAAATAGCATAGGCAAAACTGTCCCAGCTTGTGCGACCTTCCTTGCCTATCTTATTAAGATCGCCGGGGCCGTACCAACAGATATCGGAAATTTTAGTTCGATTAATTATGGGACTAGGAATAAATTCCTCAAATAATCCATCCTGTATAACAGCATCTCGGAAGTAACGATTGTCGTTGGCATACTTTTTGTCGTCTACACATTTTTTCATCTTGTAGCTCCATTTGGACCTATCCTCAAGATTATTTTTCCAGTAGACCTGACCGTTAGCAGTAGCTAGAAAAGGACTAGCACAATCAAAACTGACAGTTAAATCAGGATTATGATATTTTCTCACAGCACGTTGTACATCAGTAAACAACATAGCCCACTCTAGTTTACTAGTTCCCAGATAGTGTATCCAGTCCTGCTTGCCCTGTTCTAGAAGTCCGTCCTCCATAAGTGTGACTAGACGTTTTAGTACAAGATGCACATCACATTTATTTTGTGATCCCATAGCCCAACCATTAAAATGATCATTGGGGAATATACGATGATCACTGTATTTTTTCATCTCGGCATACCATTGATCTGCTTGTGTGTGATTGTCACCCTGTAGAACAGTAAGGAACTTACATCGACCTTTGCGATGTTTCATCCAGTACTCATAGTTGTACTTTGTTGCCTCCACGGCTTCATCATAGGTTGTAATTTTTGTAGCTTCACGACCCTTGGGTGTGCGGCCCACCCAGCCTGGGATATCAAGAGTCATACCGTAGTCCATATACTCTTCCATCCAGTCAAGTACCTGAACACGTTTTTTCTGTGCCTGTGGACAACCACTGCCAGCTCGCCAGTCTCCTTCCCAGACACCTTTACCAATTTGAAATCCGCCACTATCTCCTAGAATAAAGGAATATTCTCGGTCGCGATTACGTACCATATCTTCTTCAGGAGCATCCTTGGTTATGTCTAGTTCAGCGTGACCTGCGGAGTAGAGTGCCCACTTGTAGGGAAAGTATGCCTCGGTGGGATTAAGCCAGTTCATACCCTCAATACCATTTTCAAAGTCTGAGGGTACACGAGCTTGTTCTACAAAATTTCCACGACGTTGTTTACCAATATAACCAGCATAAAAGCCACTTAATGCAGGTAAAAACACAGCGTATTTACTAAGTCCATTAGGTCCTAATTGTTTGGCTGTAAGATCATCACGCTCCATCTTGTTCCTTTTCTTCTTGTTGACATAGGACTTTTAACATTTCAAATTTATCATATAGATCTTTTAGACCAGGATGTTTATCCATAAGTCTCTTAAGCTCTTGTTCTTCTTGCATTTTTTGGCGTGCCCAGTCAATGGCAGAAGCTGCATCTCCAGTCAAGTCTAAGTGTGTATGTCCTGATTGTATTTGAAGCCAATTAGACCCATCATAAACTTCAAAACCCTGCAGACTTGTATTAAATCTTACCTGTCCCACATTAAGAGCTCCGGGACTGGGATTCATATAAGTGGGCGAAGGGTTTCCATTATTCACACTTACATATCTACTGCCAGTGAGGGATCTAATCATTTTTGTTGTGCTGGTAAAATATAGTTGTAGTCTACAATACCACTATCCACAGTGATCATCGCTGCACCCTGATCACTAATTTTAAAAGTCTTATCGCCAGGCAGTGATAGAATACCAATCGCTGCATTAATAGGCCAACTCCAAGCCTTGGTTAAGTTGCCATTAACGCCGGACTGAAACACAAAGTTACCTGCGTGGGTACTATGATCACCAAAGTAAAACTTAAGGTCTCCGTTTTCTACCTTGGCAATGAAGGTAGTTTCTTCACTGTTTGCACTAGCCTGAAAACGTAGACGCTGGATACTGGCCACGCTGGGCACTAGTTCAACGTCCCAGGTAACGCCTTTGAATTTAATAGTTTTAAGTTTGTCATTGACAATCTCGGCACTCATAAATCTGTAGTCATTGATAAAGTCACGATTGGCGTTTTCAAAGTGTACACCCACAGGAACATCTTCACCATCACGGTTTTGTTTAACCACAGTGATGTTGGGATTTTCTTTATATTCGGGAATGTTTAGGATAGTGTTTAGTTTGTTTAGATTTGGCATACCAAAAGTGCCAATAAAGTCGGGCACAATGCCCTTGAATTTGGCCATAACAATAACACTGCGGTCTCCGGCTACTGCTTCAAGATTAGTTTCCTGATCAGTGCCTGTGATTTTTACAAGGTCGATAAATCCCAGACTGTGAGTGTGGGCTACGATATCTTGAAGATAGTCTTTCATTGAAGTCTCCATAAATGTATTAAAAGTGTAACGTTTATATTTAGATCAGTCAAGATCTTTGATATATTAGGTGTTTACGATTTCACCTAAAGTTGGGTGTGCTCTTATTGATTGTAAAATGCCTGGTTTTTTAAGTGTAACTGTGGAAATATCTTCCTCTGGGTGGTTAAATTCTACTATTTCTAGTTCGAATTTTTGAGCTAGTTGCTCTAGTAATTTTTTATTCATCCAGGGTTTGTACCTTTTATCAACAAACTGGGCGCCGCGTGGTGTATCACAGTCGTTGAAGTCAAAAAACATTATACCACCTGGTCTTAATAGTCTACTACATTCATTGAGTACTCTTCCCAGTTCGAAATAATAGTAGTAGCTAAGTGTGTTCCAGCTAAAAATAAAACCTAGTTGATTTTTGGGAAGTCTAGAATATTGTTCAATGCGTACATTGCGATCTATTAAGTATGGACGCAACCTTCTCTGATAAGTTTTGTTGAATTTATTTAGAGTGCTGTCTAGTGCCTCCTGATATAGATCAGTAAGATAAAGAGGATCAGCAGCTACCATCCAGGGAGTAAATTCACTGTTTCCACATCCTATCTCCAAGGCAGGATATTGCCAACCAGTGTATTTAGATATAATATTTTTCACAAACTCTCTGGTAGTATCTTCTATTTTCAAATAGCGTAGATTTTTTTCATTCTCGTAATTTTCTAATAGCTGATTGTCGACTCCATCTTGGTTGTCGTTCAAAAAACTAAAATATAATAGGGGCGAAGTTAATAGCTCTATCTTTTTATCTATATTTTCCAGACAAGTTTGTACATACTTAGTTTCTTTATCAGTATATAAAATAATAGAATGCAAACTGGTCAATAGATCATCAACTAGATTGTAACCAAATTCTGGGTCTCCAAGAGAGTCACGTTCTGATTCTATATAATGATTAATTGTGTTTGTATAGACATCTTTAAGGTCCTTGAGATGTATTTCTAGTCCTCTAAGATCAATGTTGCTCAGACTTTGCCTTAGAGCTATTAGATTTTTCAAACTTAGATTATTGATATTAGGCATTACTATAAAAATTCATTAAGATTAGTTGCGTTTATTTTTGACTCTTTGAGTAAAGGGTTCTGCATTATTTTTAGAAACTCGTTGTGCTCAGGGTGACTAGTATGCCAAATAGCGTGATCTTTAAATGTATTTAGACCATTTTCTGTCCAGGTACCCCAGTCTACTACTTTTTGAAAACTTATAACATCAAAATCTAGAGACTTACATAATTCTATAAACTGGGGAATGTCTCTGTAATTATTAGTTTGAACTACAAAGTTTGATTCTATAATTACTTTAGATTTATTCTGTTTTTTCCAGTCTACCAAAAATTTACTACTAGACAACAATTTATTCCATTCCCCGCCACGCCTAGTTAATTTATATACAGGTTCAGAGCCAGCATCAAAACTAATACGGACTCTTTCTATGTTTTTGTGTACATTTGCCAATTTATGCCAGTGCGCCTCTAATAGTATTCCGTTAGTAACTATTTCTATTTGTGTATCTGGTCTATTTTTGAGATCAAGCTTGGTTAAAAGTTCTCTATAAATTAAACTTGCAAAAGGATCACCGTCGCCACTAAGTGTAAATCTTAACCATTCAGTTTGTTTTTGTATTAGCTTGACAAGATGATCTACTATCTTGATTCTTTTGTCGTATTCAGGACCTTCATTGATAAACTGAAAGTTTTTCCTGCAACTAGGACAGGTAAGATTGCAACTACTATCAATGGCAAAGTTAATCCAGTTTATACTATCTAGTTTAGTGTCAAAATTAGTCACTAATTCTTTCTCAGGTTCTTGAAGTAGTCCGCATTCAGAACTACAGTACCTATAACTACCGTCCAGGATGCTAGCCTGTATTGCTCTTGCTCTTGGACTACGTATAATTTCATCCAGTGAGTTAAACTCCCAGACTTTTCCTAGGCTTATGGGCAACCAGACCTGACAGATACAGGCATAGATATCACCTTCTCCATCCACAGTGATTGTATTGAAGGGGTGTAGGCAATACCTCCCCAGTAGTTTAAGATCTTTGTTAAAATTCATTCCACGTTGTATGTAATTCCAACTGTGTGCTGGAGCCACGTCACGCTGTGTAAAAATTTTTACATTCTTGTATTCTGGGTTTTCTATATCTATAACAGATCTTGATTTCATTCAAATTCAAATAAACTCTCAAAAGTAGAACTTATATCAGTGTTTTCTGCTATTCGCCAGTTTAGTACACCCAGTAAGTTCTCTATTTTTTTATCTACAATAGTAGTTTCCATTGTATCACTGTCGAAAGGCAAATCTTTAAACCATTGCGGGATATGACTTTCATCTGTGGGATAGCCCACACTTGTAAAGCCCATAGGATTATTTTTTAATTTACATACAATAGTTTTCATACCATCCACAATGGCCATACTGTAGTTATCACTGTTCATCTTACGCAACTTATTCCAGTTATAGGCAGCGCGAACGTGGCCTGGGAGGTTAGCCTTGCTGTTAGCTTCAGCCATTGCAGTGTATTTTGTCAAATTATTAACACGTTTAGGAGTTCCCTTTTCCCAGGCGGGAAGATTCTGAAAGTTTATTTTAAATTGTTTTATTTTGTCTAGAATTTGATTCTTGGGAATATCAGTGAGCACATCTAGTAATATTTCACTAAGAAAGTCCTGCACTACCTTGGGGGTATCAGATCGTTTGAGGTCAAGACCCATAGCCTTGACCTTGCCTGGTTTCCCTCCAGTGTCCAATCTTTTTCCTTCTTTATCATAAATTAAAACTGCATATCTCTTTTTAGTTATAAAAAGACCCTTGGTTGCTACTAGTTCTCGACCGCCACGTATAATTGCACCCTGTTCTCTAGGGCAATGAAAACTTTGTTCCATCATTGCAGGAAAACTATCATTGAGTTGATCAGCAATGTTGTCATAGACCTGCAGGCAAATTTCTTTACTCCATTCCATCCTACCAGCATTAACATCATCACGTATCAAGGGCCAGGCACTAAAATATACAGAATCAGTATCACCATAGATCACTGCTTCACCCACGTGATCATATTTTCCTGTAATAGCTTCGTTTACAAAACTATCCATATGCTTGGCGATAGTTCTGCCGCAGAGTGTGGTACTTTGTCCGATCCTGTGATCAAAAAATCTACAGTAGGGATTTAAGATAGCACCGTATAGACTGTTAAGATTAATCTTTTTAACTAACTGACGCTTATCCCAGTATTCTTGTTCTTCTACAGTACCAGTGGCAATACATTCTTTAAGCTTGGCTTGCATTTGTTTACGTTCAGCATACCAGCGTTCCAGTAGTCCCGGCACGATGCCTTTTCTATCCGAACTAAAAATTGTGCCGTTGGCGCTCAATATCCAGGATTTGTTGCTATTAAAGATAAGATGCCAGACATCACGGGCACTTAATACATCGCTGCTGCCATCAACCTCCCAGTCAATGGTAATTTCTGTACCAGCATCCATACGCATCACTGCTTCATACTCAAGACTACCAAACAGTCCCTCCCAGCTTGCAGCAAAACTCTTGCCCTCTTGCATTTTTTTCTGTATGTATCTTTCTGTCATTATGGGACGTAATTGGCCCACAATGGTTTCTGGTCCCATATTCAGTGCTCTAATTGCGCTGGGATACAGTGAGTTGATGTCAATGGCTCCGATGTATTCGTGGACTCCGGCCTTGGGCGTAGCAACATAGGCACCTGCTGCTTGAGTTTCGTCGAATCCTTCGTCTTCAAGATCGTCGTCTCGGGAATCTTTGACTTGCTTGTTAGGTACGACCAAGTTCTGACTGTGTGCTTCATTGATGATTGCCTGTTCAGTGGTTGCCACTGCACCCATTGTGGTTTGCAATAGTACAGTGTTGTCGTGTGCAATTGTGTTGGCTAGATCTAGAAAACGCAATTTTTTATCTAGTTTGGCCAACAGTCTTGTATCCTGCCTGTTGTACTCTATAAATTTTTCAAAGTCTCTGTTGTATAACTGGTCCAGCGTACCTTCGTAGGGGGTTTTACTGCCACATTCCTCATATTCACCAATAGCATCTAGACTGTAACTATGTCGTTCTTCATAGGTATATTTTCTGTAGAGCTGCATATAGTCTAGATGAACTCGACCAAATAATTCAAAGGTCATTTGTTCAGCGCCGAATCTTTCAAAATGTTTTACTCTGGGCATCATCCCCCAGAGACACATTCTTCTTGTATCATCCTTGCTGAGCACACGAGTAATTCTACCAATAGTGTAGGGAATATCATAACCCTCACTGTTCCAGCCACTCAGTATGTCAGCATCTTCTATTAGATTTAGGAAAGTATCCAGTAACTCTGCTTCGCTGGTAAAAATAAATGTGTCAGTAAATTTAACTGCTATTTCATCTGCTGTTTTAACACTCATTGCCTTGGGAGGTATGGCTAGAGTAATTAACTTGTCCATCCAGTCAAGATACAAGCTTATGGCTGTGATCTTACTAAAGGGATCTGTGATGGGAGCGAAGCCACGTTCACTGTCGAAGTCTGTTTCAATATCGAAAAAAGCAGTGTGTAGTTTTGGTGGATCAGCACCTAGATAATTATCTTCCAGGCATCTGTTAACTGGCTTAATGTCACTTTCCCAGATTCTCTTATGCCCGTGTATTCTAAGTTCCTTTTGGAATTCTTTATTGTTAATGGTAGTTACACGAGTAACTGGCGTGCCATAGATTGTGCGGTGTTTGCCACGAGGGTCATCATAGTAGAATGTATAATTTACTGGATACTCACGGAACACTCTTTCTCCATTTATACGTTCAACCACACGAACCAGATCTTTATCTTTGTCGTAATTTGCATCAATATAACTCATAGGTCTATTCTACTTTTTATTATTAAACAAGTCAACTAAGAATGTGCTTAAATTTGCTAGTTGTAGCCCAAGATATAAAAATAAAAATACCACTAGTCCTAGTAATATCCAGTAACCTACTAGACTTGCCAGGATGATAAGATTATTCATAATAAATCTGGTAGATATTTTTTATATCAAGTTCAGGATGAAGTTTTTGTATACTGTCTAATAGCTCAAGCATTGGAACATTAGTGTCGGCCCACTCTATTGTATCAAAGTAATTCATCATAGAATTATAAACTCGGGAATCCCTAATAGATTCTGTATCTTGAAACTGCTGTTTAATTTTTTCTATAACTTTTCTAGGTACTATTTCTAAACCTGTGCTCTGTGTCTTGGAAACTACAATATTTAGGTTTATGAGATGTACGGGTATTTTGCATTCAGATTTATCTACTAAAAAATCCCAAAGTTTATGAATATGATGTATGTTTAAAGCTGTTACTGTAGTATTAATGCAATAAGTTATATTGGTATTTTCCTGCCAAAATTTATGTAATTTTTGATAGTTCGAGTAAATCATAGTCCAATTACTGGGTGTCCTCTGAATATACGCTATTTCGTCCATACCATCTATACTAGAGGTAACAATAACTTTTTTGAATGGTTTAACACAATCTAACAATCTTTTGTTAATATTAGTTGTATTAGTTATAATCTGAATTTCTAAATTGTCTATATTTTTACTATATTTTAATTCTTCTAAAAAACGGATATTTTCTTCTAATAGTGTAGGTTCCCCACCAGTAAGATTAATGTGGTAAACACTATCTTTGATTTCTGAAAAAATCTTGGTCATCGTGTGAGTTTTAGGCCAGTTGTAATTTCTACCAAAAGACATATATATATCTTCAGGATGGCCCATAAGACTATGAAGTTTAGTATCTTTAATAGTTAGATTTTTCTTTTTATAAAATTTACTCCAAGTATTACTATAACGAGGATAACACATTTTGCAAGCTAGATTGCATAAATTTCCACTCATAACCTGGAAGTCCACTGGATGGTTATCGATTCTTCCCTGATTTTCTTCAGCCTGCCTTGTACTACTTGCAAAGTCAAGACCCTGGTTCTGGAATACTTGAAACCTCCCCACACTACTTTTTCTTGTACTAACAGAGCTATCATTCAACTCTGTGGTCCAGCATTGATGACAACTAGCTGGCTGCTCACCTTGTAAAAACTTTTTTCTAAGTGTTTTATAATGATCACTATTCCAGGCTTCGAGTAGACTGTGTGTTTGGACGTTAAATTTCTGTCCTTTACTATCTAGATTTTGCCCTGCGTCACTACAGCATACCAGTATGTTGCCATCTGGATCAATATGCATACTGCCAAATGGCATAGGGCAAAACTTATTTGACATTAAAGTGTTTTTCCAACAGTTTGAAGAATAGTATTTAGTTCTTCATTGTCAGCATTTTCATCACCAAGTTTGGATTTAAATGCGATCTTGATAGCCTTTTTAAGTATAGCTGGTTTAATTTCCATTTCTTCAGCTACAGCCTTGACAGTATCATTTAGGCCTGCGGTTAAATCTTCTACTTCCTGCATCACAGTCATACCTTCATTGATTAGCTGTGTTAGTTTTGCTTTTTGGTCACTGGAAAACATTCTACTAGACATTTACATCTCCTTAAAAAATTACATAATAGCTTATATTATAAGTTTAGTCAATAAAAATACGTCAATTTATAAATTTGATATTTTCTAAAACTAATGAAAACGATCGTATGTTGTTCAAATAATCTAGATCAAGATTAGTGTCCTTTATTTTTCCCACACAGAATTCTAGTGGTAGACAGCTAACTGTATTATTATAGGATGTTGCCCAGTCTACAAAAGTTTTACTTCGGTAGATCGCTCGTCTCTTTTTATTAATGTCAATTAGAAGTTTTAGTCCTATTTCACTTCTACCTAGACAGTCACTTGCATTGGGGTCGTCGTTATCTATAAAACTATGGATCACAGCCTTGCCTAGAATATGTGCTGGTAACACTACAGGAAAATCATCAGCGGTGAGATCAAATTTGTAATTATGTAAATATTCTTCTATGTCTAAGTAAGTTACGGGAAAATCCAGGTCTTGAATCCATATACTTTTGGGAACTAGGCTATTAGTTATAAGGAAACTTTTAGTTGGTTCCATCAAGGCATATTCTTCTAGATTATGAACAGCAACATTAATTTTATCAATTATTTCATAGTATTGCTCTGGTTCTAGATCTTCAGGATATTTAAAATCTGGATCATAAGGGTTGGGTTCATTGAAATTTTTACGTCCGCGAACATAACACCATCTCCAGTTCTCTGTAAAAAATCTATGTAATTTATTTAAATCTTGTTGTGCAATGGGAACATTGGGGTCGTTGGAAATTAATGGTATTTGATTGGGCCAATTATATCCTAATTTTTTAAGTTCACTAGCAGCTAGATGAATTTGATCAAGATTATAGCCCATATCTTCAAGATTTTTCCTTTTGCCTCCTGTTAACCCAATCCCAGTGCAGCTAACTTTACTTACATCATAGAAATTGGATCGTAAATTTTCGAACCATACTTTAAGTATGGGTATGTCTAAAATTTCTATTGTGAGGTCTTGATGTTGTTGAAACTCAAATTTTATCTGCATAAATATAATATCACTCATTATATACGTTTATTTATAGATTACTTTTATGCAAGTAGAAATCGTACTGTACGATGAAATAACCAACGACGTCCCATCAGAACATAGAGATATTTTAAGAAAAAGATTATATGATCTTATCAAATATCAAACTCTAGGTTTTAAAATTACACAAACAAATAATTTAGAGAGTCATATCAAAAATTGCAGTTCTGAATATGTTTTAGTTTTGGCTTTGGGTTCTCATATTGGTGGCCCTGCTGTAATACAGGAACTTGTAGACTATGCAATCCAGGAAAAAACTCCTGTTATTTGTCATATTTTACATAGAGAAGGTTTATTTCAACTTCATCCTCAATGCATTTTAATAAACACCGCGGTTTATCGTAAAATAGGATGTCCTCCTATTCGTCCTGTTAGATCAGAAAAAAGGTTGCTGCTAATGACACCTAACAGATCTAGAGAAAACTTTCACGATAGCTACACACCACATTGGATATCACCTAGTGCTAGTTACGAAATGAAAACTGTTCCCGGGCATTTTTATGGTACATACCTATTAGAAGAATTAGTCAAGAACGGCTACACAGTAAAAAATTTTCCAGATTCCATAAGGTATAAAAAACGTTACTGCTACCCCAATGAAAATTGGCAAGAAATTATAAATTCTCTCAATGACAAAGATTATCAGCCTAAAAATTTCAATGTAGAAATATTCATAGCAAAGTTGAAAGGCTCCTACGAGGAAGTTTACAGTAATGGTTTTTATCCCATTAATACAGAACAGCTTTTACCAATAAATGTAGCAGAGCGTGTTTTTAAACAAAAGTTTAATTTTTTTGCCGGTGTGTGTGGTGGAGTTAAACCTGGATTTTTGTCTGGCGCATATAATTTTCAAGAAAACACTGAGGTAGTATTATTTGATGCTAATCCCGCAGCACTAGATTGGCAAAGGTATCTAATAGAAAACTGGGACGGGGACCTAGATACCCTTGAGTCAGTTTTTAATTCATTTAAACTAAACCATCCTAATTATATCAGTATTATTGATCAACATAGTAATTTTACTGACAAACTAAATTTTAGACTTCTTGAAGCTGAAATCAGTAAAGAAGAACTAGAAACACGTTGGAAAAAATTTTTAACTTATAAGATTAGTTTTATGAAACTAGACCTTCTTGACAATAATAGTTTAACTCCACTACTAGCAAAACTAAATGATCCCCAGCTCAGTGCCTATCTATGGTTCAGTAATAGTTTTAATATGGACTGGCAAATGTTTTATTTGGGATCAAGCTATATGCAGGAAAAATTCCAGGACACAATGGAGTTTATAAGGAAAAATACTACTAGTAAAATTGCTGTAGAGAGTTGTACACTGCTCTACAGCGTCCGCTAATTATTTAAGAGTGGCTCTCAACATCCAGCCGTGTTTGCGATGTGCATCCATACGCTCTGCCAGGAAGTTACTAAATCCTCGTTCTCCGGCTTGCTCTGATAAGTCATAGACTCTACTTAAAATAGCCACACACTTATCATTGTCAGATAGTAGTTCACTGATCATACTTTGTGCTGGTGGTACTTCAATCTGATCATCAACTTCACTTAATGCGCTGAACCTAGTAAAACTTGCTGGTGTATAACCACCTAGTTTGCGAATATTCTCAGCAAAGTCATCAATACTACCTAGAACTTCCTCGTAGATTTTTCCAAACAGTTCGTGATACTGCACAAAGTCTGGTCCTTCAACATTCCAGTGATAAAAAGCTGCCTTTAGATAAAATGCAAATTCAGTGCTGAATGCAATTTTGCTAGCTTTAATTAGTTCGTCGTTCATTTGTTTGCCTTCTGTAGGATACTATGATATAAATTATTTTCTGCTGAGTCCAAGGGTTTTCCAGCAAGAGCTTTTTGTATTACTGCTTGTACTGCCATACTCTGTACATTGTCTGCACTAGCAGTGCCACCTGGCATAGGGTTGCCTGGTATCTTTAATTGTTGCTGCACAGCCTGTAGGTTAAGTGGTTTTTGTTGTGTAGCACTAGTTGTCGTTGTGGAAGTTGCACTAGTTGGTGCTGTGGGGCTAGTAGGCATTGTGGTAGCTTCCTGAACCTCGGGAGTAACATCTATAACCTTGGCCATTGCGTAATGTTTTTTAAATTTTTCAAGAGCAACTTGTTCACTTTGTGCTTTAACTCTAAATTTTTTGGTACCACCCTCAGCAAGTTCCGCTGTGATTATATAAGAGTTATTTAATTTACTTGCAGCTAGTAGTCCTGATACATCACTAGTTTCCGCCATACCTTTTTGTAAGAATGCAGGGATAGGCTTTTCTATACTAGCATCTTTTCTTTGTACACTAGTTTGTTCTGGTCGTGGATCAAGTCTAGTATGTACCCCCTTGCCGTGGAATCGATGTTGTACAGTAGGAGTACCGTCGTCAGTTCTGGGAACATTTGGTACCTCAGGCCATCCAATGGATCTCTTAGCTAGGCTCGTGCTTGTATCTGGCAGTCTTTGATTCTTACCATA